CCAGCCTAGAATCGGCTTTAAGACTCGCTACGGTATGGTTGCAAATCCATTCGTTGCTACTGATGGTACTGTTGGCGCTGATCGTGCTAACCCGTACTTCCGTATCTTCCGTGTTGACGGAATCATGGCTAGTGCTTAATCTTTAATTAGGTTAATCTTAAAGGGTCCTTCGGGGCCCTTTTTTTATGTGTATAAATAAGTATATACAAAGATGATGTACTGCGTAATAAGTAAAATTTTAGGAGTAAGCCGGCCATGGATGGCACATTCTAACATTTAAAGAGTATAAATAGATATATGACTACAGCAAATAAAAACTTTTTAAGCCCAGTGGGTTTTCAATTTAAAATCGATTCTACACAGTATTCTAATGTTGAATATTTTTGTACATCAGTAACGCTTCCAGATTTATCTTTATCAGAAGTACCCACGCCATATAAGACATCTAATATGGGAATGACTGGTGATAGAATTTCTTTTGGAGATCTTTCGATTCGATTTAATATAACAGAAGATATGGAAAACTATATCGAAATGTTTAATTGGATGCATAATATAATTCAAAAGGGAGAGTCATTTAAATCAGATGCTACTCTTTCTATATTGAGTAGTCATAACAACGTAACAAAGGAAGTAACATTCAAAGATTGCTTTCCAACTAGTTTAGCGGCTGTTGAATTTTCGACACAACAAACTGACATTGAATACTTACAAGCTGACGTAACATTTAAATATACGTACTTCGAAGTAAATTAGTATACACTAAGTACATATTAAAGTGTACCTTTGTATGCCATATAAATAATTTTATACCATGGAGATATAATGAATAGCCTAGAAACAATACTTGAAATGTGGAAGAAAGATTCAGTAATTGATCAGCTCGAATTAGATAAATCAGCTCGAGATTCTGCAAAGCTTCATTCGAAGTACTTAGAACTATACTCAGTTAATAAATTAAGATTCAAGAAATTAGACCTTGAGTTTAAAGTATTATTGAGAGATAAATTTATGCATTACAATGGTAAACTTACCCAAGTCGAATTAGACGCTAAAGGTTGGTCATATGATCCATTGAATGGACTTACTGTATTAAAAGGTGATATGGACAAATGGTATGATGCTGATCCGTTGATTCAAGAACATCAAGCTAAAATGCATTATACTCAAGAACTGATAGACACATTGAAAGAGATAATGGAAAATGTCAAGTGGCGTCATCAGAATATTAAAAATATTATTGAATGGAACAAATTCACTAGCGGGATGTAATGGAAAAAATTATAGTTAAAAAGAAGAATGAAGTCTTCCTCCATGTTGTGACCGAACCGGGGATAGAGATGGAATTGACTGAGCACTTTTGTTTCTTTGTTCCAGGGTATAAGTTCATGCCTGCATACAAAAATCGCATGTGGGATGGCAAAATACGCCTATTCGACTTAAGAAAGAAGGTGATATATGGTGGTTTATTCACTTATATCAAGGAATTTGCCCTAGCAAGAGGGTATGAACTCATTTGCGAAGACAATTCTATGTATGGAAGGCCCGATACTGAAGAATTACATGACATAGAAAGCTTCCTGAACAGTCTGTCACTCTCTGTGAACGGAGTAGGTATAACACCCCGGTCGTACCAGCTCGATGCACTGTCGAGGGCGCTAGAGGAGAAAAAGTCATTGCTTTTAAGCCCTACGGCTTCCGGAAAGAGTCTGATCATATATCTGGCTATTCGATATCATTTAGAGATGAATCAAGGAAACGTACTGCTGATTGTACCTACAACCTCGTTAGTTGAACAGATGTATTCAGACTTTGGAGATTACTCATCAACTGACGAATGGAACGTGAGCGACAATTGTCATAGGATATATTCTGGTAAAGAGAAGTACAACATAAAGCAAAGAGTTATTATTACTACGTGGCAGTCGATCTATAAAGAAAATTCTAATTGGTTTCAAGACTTTGGAATGGTTGTTGGCGATGAAGCTCATAACTTTAAAGCAAAGTCGCTGACGTCGATACTAGAAAAATGCGTAAATGCTAAATACAGGATTGGTACAACAGGAACTTTAGATGGATCACAAACTCATCAGTTAGTACTAGAGGGTTTATTTGGTCCAGTATTTAAGGTTACCACAACTAAGAAGTTAATGGAAGAGAATTCGTTATCTCAGTTAGATATATTTGTATTGCTATTAAAGTATAGCGATGAGTATTGTAAGCTTGTATCTAAAATGAAGTATCAAGACGAAATCGATTTTATCGTGAAGTATGAGGCTAGGAACAACTTCATAGCGAACTTAGCTATGGATCAAGAAGGTAATTCTCTGATATTGTTTCAGTTTGTAGACAAACATGGTAAACCATTACACGATTTATTAAAGAAGAAGTTCGACGAGCTTCCAAGAAATACAAGGAGATTATTCTATGTCTCAGGTGAAACCGATGTGGATACGAGAGAACAAATTAGGGAGCTTACCGAAAGACAAGATGACGCAATTATCGTTGCTTCTATGGGTACTTTTTCAACTGGCATTAATATTAAACGCCTTCATAACATAATTTTTGCGTCTCCGAGTAAGTCCCAGATTCGTGTATTGCAGTCGATAGGCCGTGGATTACGTAAGTCTGAAGACGGTATACATACTAAGGTATTCGATATTGCTGACGATTTACATTGGAAGTCAAAAAAGAACTATACGTTATTACACGCTGCTGAGAGGATCAAGATTTATAGTAAAGAGAAATTCGACTATAAAATTCATGATATAAATATATAAATGGAATCTATAAAGAATATCGATATAAGACACTTTAAACTAACGAATAATGAAGACCTTATTTGTTATGTTCAAAGCTCCAGCGACCATGCTTTTATCGTAGAACGACCTGCGGTCGTAAGGGTATCATTAGATGGTACTTTTACTTTTGGAGATTGGTTTCCTTTCTCTGATAAAAAGGTCTTTAAGATCATGAAAAGGTTTGTGATTAATCATACTGAAGTTGTTGAGGAGACCAAAGAGTCTTACATTAAGTATTCATGTCAGGATATGATTAGAGATGAGATTAATCGCGATATAAAAGAATACGAATTGGAAGGTGAAGCGATGATTGAAGATGACATAAGAACTGAAGGAACCATTGAACCAACCATACATTAATTGTTGTATACCCCTATCCTCCCCGGTAACTCTATTATTATATCATACTTTTGACCATTTGTAAACGTTTAATTCACCTAATTGTGAAAATAATTGAAAATAAAATAATTGAAAATAATTGTTTACATTTGACCCAAACTATGATATAATATTACATTATTAGGAGATATATAAATGACCACTAAAATCAAACCAAAAGCTAAGCCACACTATGTGAATAACAAAGAATTTTCACTATCTGTAGTTGAGTACGTCAAGACTGTAATCGAAGCTAAGGCATCTGAAAGCACAATTCCTAAAGTTCCAGATTACGTTGCTACATGTTTCATGAAAATATCTGAAGGACTGTCTCACAGACCGAACTTCGTTCGGTATACTTATAGAGAAGAGATGGTAATGGATGGTGTTGAAAACTGTCTAAGAGCTATTAATAACTATAAGATCGAAACGGCCACTCGAACTGGTAATCCAAATGCATTCTCATACTTTACTCAGATTTGTTTCTTCGCCTTTATAAGACGTATTACTAAGGAAAAGAAGCAGCAAGAAATCAAGTTTAGGTATATTGAAAGAATGGGTATTGAAGATTTTGCAGCTATGGGTATGGATGATAATGGTGCAGCTCAAACGTTAGAATATGTAGATACCTTAAGGCAGAGGATCGATCAGATTAGAACTAAAGATGCTAGGATTAAAGAGTTTGCGAAGATCGAAAAAGAGAAAGAAAAACTAGAATTGTTTATGGTGTAATTATGAAAGTTGCTATATTGAATGATACGCATTGTGGCGTAAGAAACTCGTCTGATATATTTTTAAACTATCAAGCTCGTTTTTATGAAGAGATCTTTTTTCCATATCTTAAAGAGCATGGAATTACGAATATCTTACATCTAGGCGATTACTACGAACATAGAAAGTTTGTTAATTTCAAAGCTCTTAATGCTAATCGTAAACACTTCTTAGAACCAATGCGTGAGATGGGTATTACCATGGACATTATTCCTGGTAATCACGACGTGTACTTCAAGAATACAAACGAACTATGTTCGCTTAAAGAACTTCTTGGTTACTTTACATCTAACGTTAATATTATAATGAAACCAACTGTTTTAGACTATGATGGTTTAAAGGTTGGTGTATTACCATGGATTAATAGTGCAAACTATGAAGAATATACTAAATGGGCTATGACGTGCAAAGCGTCTATTCTTGGAGCTCATCTTGAGTTAAAAGGATTTGAGCTTATGGCTGGTATAACTAATCCTCATGGTATGAACGCTGATATATTTTCTAGATTTGAAAGCGTATTAACTGGTCATTTCCACACAAAATCTAGTCAAGGAAACGTTCATTATCTAGGTAATCAGATGGAATTTACTTGGTCTGATTGTGATGATCCTAAGTACTTCCACATCTTAGATACTGAAACTCGTGAAGTAATTCCAGTACGTAATCCTATTACTATGTTTAAAAAGGTAATCTATGATGATACTAAGATAGATTATAATAAAGTAGATGTTTCTGAGTTTAAAGATAAATTCATTAAACTTATTGTTGTAAGTAAGAGTGACTTATATATGTTTGATAGGTTTGTTGATAGGTTACAAAGTATTGAAACTCATGAGCTTAAAATTGCTGAAACATTTGAAGAATACCTAGGTGACAGTGTTGAAGATGATAAAGTATCGCTTGAAGATACCGGAGTCTTATTAGATACCTATGTTGATGCAGTTGAAACTGATTTAGATAAAGACCACATTAAGGTTGAATTGAGAAAACTATATACTGAAGCACAGAACTTGGAGGTGGTGTAATGCAACAACAATCTTTTAGATTCTATGATATAGATCCAGAGCAACTATCATTTGACTTTCCAGTCCAAAAACGATGGCCATATGTACAAACTGATCTGTTCACCAGTGAATTAGTAATTGCTAGTAGTTATACTGGAACTATGAATTCATATGTTACCGTGAGTAATTCAGACGGTGGTGAGGCGGCAAGGATAGACGATACAGGAATCAGTCTTAAAATGGAAAACAAATCTTGGCTAAAAACTAAGATTGCTAATTGGTTAGGAGTTAAGTATCTATGATACATTTTAAATCAGTATCATGGAAGAACTTTCTTTCAACTGGTAATGACACAATTAAAGTACAATTAGATAAAACAGCATCAACATTAGTTGTAGGTTCAAATGGTGCTGGTAAATCTACAATGTTGGATGCTCTTTCCTTTGGTCTATTTGGTAAGCCTCATAGAGATATTAAAAAAGATCAGTTAGTTAATAGTATCAATAAGAAAGGTACTATTGTTGAAGTTGAGTTTAACGTTGGTAATTCTGAGTTTAGAATTCATAGAACTATTAAGCCTGGTAAATTTGAAATATGGCAAAACGGTAATCAGATAAATCAAGCTTCTAATGCTCGTGATTTTCAAAAGTACTTAGAACAAAATATACTTAAGCTAAACCATAAATCGTTTCATCAAGTTGTTGTATTGGGTAGTAGTTCTTTTATTCCATTCATGCAATTACAGGTTAGTCAGCGTAGAGAAGTTATTGAAGATCTATTAGACATTAATATTTTTAGTAAAATGAATTCATTATTGAAAGAACGTAATTCTAAGATTAAAGAAGAACTATCTGAAATAAACCATTCATTAGATTTATATAAAACTAAAATAGATACTCAGAACAAATATATCAGAGACTTACAATCTATTAATAAAGATATGATTAAGTCTAAAGAAGATTCTATATCGGAATACGGCGTTGAAGTTAAAGGCTTAGTAAGTCAATCTGGCGAACTTGGAAAGAATCTTGATGCTTTGACTGAAATTGAAAACTCTACACACGAAGATCTTAGTAGAAAAATATCTGATATTAAATCTGAGGATAGAGTATATAAGTCTAAGATTAAAGATTTAGTAAGTGATGCTAAGTTTTTTGAAGAACATGAACATTGTCCTACATGCGATCAAGACATTGATATATCTATTAAAGAAAGTAAATTATCTAAGATTAAACAATCAGCAGCAGATATTCAAAGGGGTATGAAAGAATTAGAAGCTGATAATACTGTTACTTCGGGCCATTTAGTAAATTGTCAAAATAATATGAAAGAGCTTTTAGCCAAGCAACGTCATATTAATAGTAATAATGATAAGATTAATTTAATTCAAAGAGAAGTAGAAAAGATTCAGAAAGAAATTAGTACGTTGTTACAATCATCTGGTGATATAAAAACTGCTAAGAATGAACTTGACGATCTAAGAGACTCTAAAGATACTGTCACTGAAAAGAAACTTGCTTATGTTGAAGAGCGTACATATAATGAAGTAATCGGTGAAATGCTTAAAGATACCGGTATCAAGACTAAAGTTATCAAACAGTATTTACCAGTAATGAATAGACTTATTAATCAGTATCTTCAAGTCTTAGATTTCTTTGTTGCGTTCCATCTTGATGAAAGCTTTACCGAAACTATTAGATCACGCCATAGAGATGCATTTAACTATACTTCATTTAGTGAAGGTGAAAAACAACGTATCGATTTGGCATTACTCTTTACTTGGAGACAAATTGCTAAGATGAAGAACTCAGCAGCAACTAATCTTTTAGTATTGGATGAGACCTTTGATTCTTCTTTAGACCACGATGGTATAGACAATTTGACTAAGATTCTAAATACACTCGAAGATGGAACAAACGTCTTTATCATCTCACATAAAGGTGACATATTAGAGAATAAGTTTAGATCTAAGATTGAATTCATTAAAGAGCGGAACTTTTCTAAGATCAAATAGTTATAAGCATATAACAAAATGATCTAAAAAGAAGTGAATCATTTGTATACAACGCTCCCAGACTATGATACAATATACATATTATACGGAAAGGAGCAATACATGTATCATAATTCTAGCTTACCAAAACTCTTAGCAAAAGAGAATATCTCTATCAGACATGGTAATTATCAGACTCCATGGTTTGATATTAAGAATCGAGTGCTTGGTCTTCCTTTATGGAAAGATATGGGTAAAGATGTATATGATCTATTTGTAGGTCATGAAGTTGGTCATGCATTAGAAACTCCATATGAAGGTTGGCATGATAGTCCTGAAAAATTAATTGGATGTCCTAGGTCATACATTAATGTTGTCGAAGATGCTAGGATCGAACGAAAAGTCAAATCGCGTTATCCTGGTTTAGTTGGTCCATTTTCTAGAGCATATGCTAAATTGTTTGATGATAACTTCTTTGGTACTAATGATATCGATATGTCATCACTAAGAATTATCGATAAGATTAATCTTCAAGCTAAAGTTGGATCTCACATAGAGCTTGAGTTTAATGATGAAGAACAAGCCTTTATGGATAGAGCAAATACAACTGAAGATTTTCAAGAAGTTCTTGATCTTGTTAAAGATATCGTAGCTTATGACAAATCATTAGAAGAAGACGAAGTTGAAGAAGAAGAAGATAACAACGATGATCAAAACAAAGAACCTAATGATGATTCTGGAGAAAACGATTCAGAAAGTTATGATGGTGGGGATAAAGAAAACGAAGAAGACGCTGATGCTTCAGGTTCTTCAGACGAAGAAGAAGACGAAGAAGAAGTTGAAGAAGATTCAGTCGAAGGCCAAACTCCAGGAAAGGGTAGCGAAGGAAACGTTTCTGTTACTGATGAAGCTTTTAGAAATAATGAGAGTTCTCTTTTAGACGTTGATGAAGATGGTAGACAAACTCTTGTAATTGAAGATATTTCTAAAGAAGTTAAAAAAGATATTGTTATACCTTATGCTGAACTCAATGCTCAAAGAAAACTACAACGAGATACTATGAATCATTACCTAACTAAAGAAATTGATTCTCTTGAACTACAGTTTCCTAAGTATATAAAAGACGTTAAAAGAAGCGTTGGTATTGCTGTAAAAGAGTTTGAAATGAGAAAAGCTGCTACTCAGTGGGCAAAAGCTACTACAGCAAAAACTGGTGTTATCGATGTAAACAAGCTATATTCATACAAAACTAATGAGGACATCTTTAAGCAAACAACTAGATTACACGATGCTAAAAGTCATGGTATGATTATGTTGATTGATTACTCTGGTTCTATGTATGACTCATTACCTAAAGTTTTAGAGCAGTTGATACACTTGGTTCTCTTTTGTAAGCAAGTTAATATTCCGTTTGATGTTTACGCGTTTACTACAACAAATAAAAAATTACATTACCATGATCTTCGCGAAAGAGGCTTACTGTTTGATGGCGATATGGATCTTGATGATTTGGCAATGCCATTGTTAACGTCGTCAAAGCTTAAAAAGGCTGATTTTAATGAATCAATCAAAGCTTTATATGTAAGAGCAAAAGGATCATATTACGTATCTCGTGAACTGGCCGCTCCATGCGAAGACTTTGGTTCTACTCCACTTAATCAGGCATTAGTAATGTCTCACTCTTTAATCAAAGAGTTCAAAGCTAAAAACGCGGTCGAAAAAATGAATTTGGTTGTATTATCTGATGGCGAGGCTAATCGATTACACGCATATAGAGATGGCGAACTTAGCGACAATAGAGTTGAAACTCGAGGAATGTTTAAAGGCATTAACATGAGAATAGATGGTAGAATGGTTAAAGCTGAAAGTACTAGTAACGTTACTCAAGCTTTGCTTGAAAACATAAATAAGAGATACAACACTAGTACTATTGGTTTCTTTATGGCTGACGATAACAGAATGTTTAATTACAAAATAGCTCAAATTAATGGCTATGATGATAAATCCAGAAGCGAAGCTAATAAAGAATACAGAAAAAACAAATGTGTTGTTCGCAAATCAGCCTTAGGATACGACGAGTTTTACTTAATCAAGGGTGGTAACAATTTAGCTGTTGAAGACGACGAATTTGCTGTTACTTCTGATCAAACTAAAAATCAAATGGCCAATGCGTTTAAAAAGTACTCAAAGAGTAAGAAGCAGAACAAAGTATTGATGACAACCTTTGGAAGGATCGTAGCATAGTGAATCTCTGTGAATTGGTTAAGGTTACCCTATTGATACTTAAATTAGATTCACTCAGCGTGATGTATATAAGAAAGTGCTTTTTTATAACAAAATGATCTAAAAATAAGTGAAATAAACGTTTACAATGCGCCCAAACTATGATACAATATACCTATATTAAATGATAAGGACCTACATTATGAAAGACATTAAAATCTCAACACAAAACATCTTAAATGAACTGGCCACGAACTATCCAGATCAGACTTCGTTTCGAAAAGGTCTGATCGAAAGTACTGGTAAGGCTATGGGTTATACTGGTAAAGACTACAATCCTCTTATGCAAAAGGAAAACAGAGTTAAAATCGGTACTTATGATCTAACAAGTATGCTACAGCCAGTTGAATCAAATGTGATAGATATATCACCAAAGGCTAAAATGCAATCAATTGTTAACGAAGAAAAAACATTCGCAAAAGCGGATCCTACATTTGTTCCATGGGGAGCGTTCAATGACATCGTTAAGATGGTCAAATCTAAAATGTTCTTTCCAGTCTATATTTCTGGTCTATCTGGTAACGGTAAGACCTTCATGGTAGAGCAAGCTTGCTCAAAACTAAATAGGGAGTTCATACGTGTTCAAATCAATCCTGAAACAGATGAAGACGATCTCATTGGAGGTTTTAGACTTATCGATGGAGAAACTGTATTCTCTAAGGGGCCCGTTCTTAAGGCTATGGAGAACGGTGCTATACTATTGTTGGACGAAATTGATAGAGCTACAAATAAAATTATGTGCTTACAAGGTATACTTGAAGGCAAGCCTGTTTTGGTTAAAAAGACAGGTGAAACAATTACTCCTAAAGCTGGCTTCAATGTTATAGCAACAGCCAACACAAAGGGTAAAGGATCAGACGATGGTCGATTTACAGCAGCTTCTATTATCGATGAAGCTTTCTTAGAAAGATTTACTGTTGCTATTGATCAACAGTTCCCTTCTCCGTCAATCGAAACAAAGATCCTTAATAACCATATGACTAAATTTGGTGTAGAGGATACAGACTTCGTAGAGA